TTCTTCTGAAAGTATTTAACGTCTTCCAGCTCACCTAGGTTCTGTCCACCTGGTAGTGTGGTAATCTCTGTGCCTTTGCCACCTTCTCTACGTGGTAACCAGAAGTCTTCCATCATAGACATGAACTTACGGTCATCACGTACCTCACCTGTGTTGGCATCATACACAAGTTTGTTCTTATACTTGACCATAATNTCACGCATGTATTGTTCGGCCTTTAATTTTGGTAAATTGCCAACGTCAATGTAAAAGATACGGCGTTCTGGAGCTCTCGAAATACGGTAAATGACCGTTGCATCCTCAATCATACGTAGTTGATTTAAGAGGCTTAATTGCTTTATGTAGATAACTCAGAACAACCGCACGGCGGGAGTCCATAAGACCCGATACCACCGAAATAATAGAGTCTGTTGTAATGCGAACACCAACAGGACCAAAATTGGATGCACTACCACTAACAACTTTGTCATTGTATATGTAGTATTCATTCACTGGTTGCATAACATCTGCACCAGTTCTTTCATCTTTTTGTTTCTTCATCTCACGAACCTTACGTAATCTACGTGGGTCGATGTAACGAAGTTCTTTGATACCTTCTTGTGGTTTCTCACGGTCAATAATGATGTGATAGTACATTCTACCATCAACATAGTAACGGCGGAAGATATCTTGTGCCATGTTCTGATAACTCAACATACGCAAAACGGTATTGAATTCTTCTTTAATGGCCTTTTTAATTTTGTCGGCAACTTTTAAATCATCTAAAATAATTTGTGTTATTTTACCATCATCATCTTGAACAATAGCTTCATTAACTATATCATCTATCGCAGATTCAATTTCAGGTTGCATGGCCATTTCACGGTAACGAGAGATTAGTTCTACCTCATTCTTTGCGGTACCGTCAAGGTCAACATAAGTGCCGTAGTAAGCGGCAGATGTAATAGTTAATGCTCCATCGTCTTGCGTTGGTGGCGCAAATGATTGTTGTGCAGTAGAATCTTCCTCATCCTTTTGGCGAGAAATTGTAAAACCGAACAGTGAGAATTTGTTTGTGTTGTTTGCCATAGTTTGTGTGTAATTATAAAATCAAAAAATCATGGGAGACCCTATTGGGCCTCCCGCTATATATCAAGATGTTGTGTCTGTTTCCCAGAATTGGTAAGCAAACGTACATGTAAATTCTTCAATTGCGTCATTTGAACCCCAATCAAGGTCGATTGGTGCCAAATCTAATGGAAATAAACCAACGAAATTATATTTCTTTAATTCGTTGCCTGTTTTACCATATTGAATAACGTTTGCATCAACAGAATAACCATTAGAATTTCTTGCTGCGCCGCTTCTTACGTTGCCTGCGTGACTATTGATAGAGTTCATCCAGTTTTCTAAAGAATTTCTGATTGCAAAATCTTCATCGTTAATGATTGTCAATGTCCAGTCAGCAAAAGTTCTGTTACCTGGAAACTTCATCTCACGTCCAAANTAAAATACTGGAACTGTACCGATTGAAGAACCTGGTAGTTGTGCTGTTTTGGCCATAAAGGTTAGTTTTTGGCCAGCAGNTGTTGAGTTTGTTACGTTTGATGGAAATATTAAAGAGACAGAGAATAAATTAGGACGTGCTCCGTCNCCAATCATATTAGCTCTGAATTCTGATACATTAAATGCCATTGTTTTCTCCTATATCGTTTATTTATTAAGCTGCGCCAACGATTGTTACGAAGTCAACACCAGTACCAACAGCAATAAAGTTCAACTGAATGTAATTTACTGAACGTGCAGGTTTAAGGTAGATATCTCCAACGAATTGGTTGCTATCAATAACTTGTTGTGTGTTGTTTGTTGAATCGCAAACAACTCTAAAGTCTGTCAAACCACGGCGTCCTTGAATGTCACGCAAGAATGGTGATACTAAAGCAATAAATTGTGCTCTTGTAAATTCATCATTCAATTCAAACATTGAGAACTTGGCAGCTTGTGCAATTGCCTTTTCAAGTGTAATAAACAAACGGCGAACGTTAATACGGTCGAATGCTGATGGTTTGTTTAACAATGTTTTGTCACCAAACAATACTGTGCCTTGACCTGGGAATGATACAACTGGATTAACACCTGCTGCATACAATGTATCACGGAATGACTTGTTTGGATTCCATGCCAACTTGATAGAGTTCTTAATTGCACCACGGTTGAAACCAGCTGGTGAGAACCATGGGTCACGAATGTTATCTGTGTACACACACAATCCAGCAATATCACCGTTCAGTGGTACCCAACGATATGTGTTGTTGTATTTGTCGAATTGGTATTTCCATCCAGAATCAGCAACAACATAAGAAGAACTTCTTGATAGTGTTGTTAACCAATCTTGAATATTAGTTGTTTCGCTGCCTGCTTTATTAACTACGTCTGCATATCTTGGAGAGATAAAAGCCACACAGTCTGCACGACCAACAGCAATGTTATCAATAACATATTGTTGAACTGTAATTGAATGACCGCCTGTTAGTACCAAGGCAACGTCAATAGATTCTTTATTAGCAAACAAATCGTAAGATGTTGTTAAGTTTCCATCAGTAGGTGCAACAGAAGAACCTGTAATTAAATTAATTACTTGGTTGGTTGCTGGATTTGCAAAAGTTCTACCTGCAGCAGTTTGTCCCCATGTAGCACTTGTTGTTGCATAATTAACAGGATCCATTGCATAAACATACTTTGAGTTATTAAAAATAACTTGTTTGTAGTAGTTTGTGACACCGTTGATAACTGCATCTGATGCGGCCGAAACGAAACCATATGTTTCTAAAATTGAACCGGCGGAACCAGTAAACAATCCGTCTTGGTCAATAACAACGATGTGCATCTCATCATTTACACCATTAACAGAATCAGCAAAATCTGATGTGCCTGGCGCAGATGTGAAATAATTTTTGTATGCCCATGTGCTATATGTTTGATTGTTTGCACAAACAGCAACAGTGATAGAGTTTCCTAAAACACCTGCATATCTGGCCGCAAATGGACCATAATTATTGCCGTTGTTGGTATTTAAATAAGTAGACTCGTAAACATCTTCGTTTTTAATCTGTACATTCAATGTACTACCATCGGTTGCATTGTTTGCTAATGCACCAACTGCACGTACAATACTTAAGTTATTACCATAAGACAGAAAGTTTGCAGCAGTAAAAAATGATACTGCTGAATCTGAATTAGGTTTACCATATGTGCTTACGAGTGTTATTTCACTATCTATCTGTTTTACCTTGTCTGCTGGACCCCATTGAAAGGTTCCAGCAAATGCACCAGCGGTCTGTTGAACTGCGGGTACAACTGTTGTTGCGTCCACCTCAGATACAGTTACGCCTGGAGAGATTTGAAATGCCATTTTATTCTCCTTGAATTATTATGTTCTTTTGGCAAAATACCATAAGAGTATTTATGAAAGGCTGGTTTTATAACCTTTCCAATCTATTTCTCATAAACTTTGCATACGTTTCTCCACCGTCTGCAACTTCCCACATGTCACCACCCATAATCTCAAAATCATGTTCCAAACCATCTTCGATGATTGGAGCTGGCAAAACGTCATCATCCATTTGATTCATATTTTCTAACTGAATCTGTTTACGTATGTCGTGGTTAACAATCTCTTTAAAATACTGTTGGGTTGTTACCCAAGAAAACATGACCAGAGACATGACCATATCGTCATTTGCACCATCTTCTGCACTAAAGGAATTCTTTTGCTGAATAAAAGTGGTCAACTCGGAGTATGTATCAAAATCTTGAATCAACAATTTGTCACCTTCAATCAAAGTCTTAAGGTTTGAACAACCAATTGCCTTTACCTGAGGAGACATTTTCAATCCCATTTGAACACCACGGGCAAATCCAGCCGACAATTGTTGCGGTTTCTTATTGCCTGTAAATATCTTCCAAAGGTTTTCATATTCAAAATCTGAATGTAATGAATCTGCTACCTGAGGATTGTTGTTAATTTCCACCAAAACATACGCATCATTGTAATATCTTGCTGCGTTATAGATGACTGTTGGAAACAATATAGGTGTAATTGATGAACTCTTATAGGTTGCCACTTGTTTGTATGGCGTCTGTGAGATATCAATTACAGAGAAGGCCGAACTATCAAGATTCCTACCTTCTGAAACATCGACCGTGATTGCATACAGGTGGTCGGATTTAGATTCATTCACACCTTCTTTAACCGGATGTTCATATATTTTCAACAGGTCGTGGTTCGCAATTGGGTCGGTATATACCAATTGTTGCAGTTTGTAACCAGAAACCAAAGTGTTTGAAGAACCTAAAAACTCAGTCTCAAACTCTTGTGAGAATTGTCGTTGAGAAGTATTGCGAATCGTTTCTTCTTTCCATTTCTCATCTCGACCAGGCACTTGTGACCAATGTATTTCAAAGTTAATATAATTATTCTTCTTATTGATTGAGTCCATCCATAACTTGTAGAATAGATTCATACCATTAGGTGTAGACACAATAATAATCTTTGTCTTTTTACCTGATGAAATTACAGGATAAACAGAGTTGAAGAATTCTTCCGCAATATTGTTTGGTACGAAAGCAAATTCGTCCAAGAATACAATGTTAAAAGAACCTCCACGAATTGCAGATGATGAAGTGGATGCAGCAACAATCTTGGAACCATTTTCGAGTTCTACGTTACCTTTGTTCCACGTAACAATACCTTGTTGCAACCACATTGGTAAATTTTCATATGCAAGTTGGTATTTGGACAAAATATCACGAGCCAAAGCACCCTTGTTTGCTAGAACTGCACAGTTTTGTTGGTCTGTAAATATGGTTGCCCATAACATGTACGCTACCGTGGTTGTAGTTTTACCAACCTGTCGAGGACATTTAGTGATAACGAACCGGTTGTCCTTGAAAAGTTTTAACATCTTTTCTTGAAATGGCCACATCTTAAAGTTGATTAGACCTTCATCAACGTTAACAATCTTGATATAATTTTTTGCAAAATAAACAGGGTCTTTGGCACATCTTATATATTCATCAACTTGTTCCTGTGTATACTCTACCTTAACACCGGCTTTTTTAAGTAATGGATTATCTCGGTACGCTTCACCAAATTTTAAATCGACATTATCAATCATTCTTTACTTTTTAAAAGTTTATTTAATTCAGCGGTCGAGCCAACGAAAATTGCTTTATCAATTTTGGTATCACCTTCTTTTTGTTTACCATCCATTGTACGCATTTGTTTTTGTACCGCAAGTAGTTCTTTGTTCGCATCAACCACATTCTTTAGTAGTGTTGCATAGACTTCAAATGCCCGTGGATGTTGTCCAGCAGATGCAATGTGTCTTAGTTCTTCCATTGCATCTTTGCCGTTATCAATCAACTCTTGTAGATTGTCCTTTGTTTGTTCATAGGCATCTTGTAAGTCTGTTTTTAAATCTGGACCTTCTTCNNTCTTANNAACTACCGGTAACAGAGGTTTTATTTCCTGTTCTACCGGTGTTACATCAAATAATTTTTCCATGTTTTTGTCAAATGTATTCATATTTTTAACTTAGTTTATAATGCTGCGATTCTACTCTTAAAGTCATTGAAGTCGGATGATGCTGCAACCAGTACCTTTAGATTAGCCAAAGGTACAGAAGCACCAACTTGAATTGTATTGTTTGCAAATTGAATGCTTGCAACATTTGCCAAAGATTTTCCACTTACATCTAAAGCTACGTTGCTTGATCCTGAAGAAGGTATAACAATTGTTCCGTTGCTTGTAAATTCCCATTGTTCTTTAAAATAATCAACTGTCTGTTCATTTTCTGGACTAGGATTCTGATAAGTAACAGCATTCATTGTATATGAATATGTTGTATTGATAGCAAGCGTTACTGTTGTGTTTCCACTACCAACTGTTGTACTTGTTGTGGTTGCTGCAGATGGTACAGTCACATATGTAAAGTCGCCCCATTTGGTTGAACTTGAATATGCATACAGACCAGGTAAAGTTCCGTCTATTGGTAATTCATAGGTAATTGCAATTGCTTTTGTACTGCCATTTGGATACGCATATCCAGTACCAACAAGAAAATCACCTTTCACATCCATCTGTCTATGACCAAGTCTAATACTTTGACCTGCACCTGGAACCTGAAGTGAATTTGCCCAAGCAAGATAACCATTAGATGCAAGCACCTTGTAATTAATGAATCCAGTTTTACTGTTAGGGTCTGTGGTTGTTCCGTTTACATATAGATAATTATCACTATACTTAATCCAATTAATTTTTGGTGATGTTACACCAGTTATTTCTTTTTCCCAAACCAATTGGTTGTTTGCTCTAAACATATAGATGTTTGTATTCGTTGCAGCATACCAGTTGTTTGATGAATCGTAACTTAGTCCAATGATTGTGTTTCCATATTTGTTGACATTATTTGTTCTAATGTAAACACCTTCTGTATCAAACTTATGCACTTGGCCGTTTGCTGATCCAACTAATAAACCACCACGGTTTGGTAAAGCAATAATAACGGATGCGTTTGCCGCATTACCTGCATTATAAAACGTGAAATACAATTCACCTGTAATATCAAGACCCGTAATTAAATTGTGTTCACCAGTATAATATGGAAAATCTTCATCATCAACACAAATATCTTTAGAACCAATTGAGTCGGTAATTAAAGTATTCCAAACATTTTGTCCAAGATAATTAAATTTTGTAACACGGGTTGACCTGTCATCTGGAATGTTTGTTAACAAATATATGTTGTTATTTCCGTCAACTGTTACTGAATCACCATAACTTGCTACCAGTGTTCCACCCACGTTGGCCGCAGGAACAGATTTTCTCCAATATATTGAACCATATGGATCAAATTTAATAACTGTTGCCTGTGGTAAACCAGTAACTTCATTCTGTGTTGTCATTGATACTACAATATTATTTGCAGAATCATATGCGACACTGTGGCCATACGCATTGTTGGCTTGTGTATCTATTTGACCAAACAACATACCCCAAGCTCTATGTTCATGTGGGTCAGTAGCAATTTCAACCTTCGTATTACTATACATTGTGGTTTTATCAAATAAAATATCGCCCAATGAGGCAGTATTTGCTTTGTTGAAAGCATTCTGTGCCAACTCTTGGTTGGTTTCATAATATGTATTTGATGTATTTGAGTTAAAAGAAACTGTAGTATACAACTCAGTAAAGTTGTTATTTGTTTTAGTAAAAGCCGTTCTTAATGAATCGCCTTTGCCATCATTTGCTCTAATACCAATATTGATAG